TTGCTCGTCATAACTAACCACCATTACATTTTCTTCTTTACCTGGCTTAATCCAAGGTTGAGCATATTCTAATGCTGTTTGTGCATCATCGAACAATAGAGGTTTCAAGTCCCAACAATGTTCATTGCGTTCAGTCACAAAGATCCAATCGTCTTTGCCGTCTAAGCATACCATAATTGCATACATTAGTAATCTACCTCTTCGAAACTATCTGCAATATGTTTCATATTGTATTTTGAAGGATAATGTTTTAGTAGCCTACGAGCTTCTTCACGAATAGCCTTTGGTACTCGAGGAGACTGATTAGGAATACATAATTTCAAAAGAAACTTTTCAGTGTTTAAGACTGCATTAGTTCGTTCAATTGGTAGTGTCATCTGCCCACCTTATCTGTTTTCCATAGTGTGTTTCAAACTGTTCTATTAGTGTATTATACGACACAAGTTCTTCAGTTGTCAAGTCCCAAAGATAGTCACTAAGTGCATTCCAGTCTTCGCCGTGCATAGGTTCTACACCGTACTCATACCACCCGTCATAACCTGGTTTGCTATCATCACGAATATCGATACGCCCTGCTGAGTAGTATGTAGTTGGTTCTACACTGCCTTCTTCTATCAGTCCTCGCTCTTTATACCAACGAAGATTAACTGGACCCATCCAATTGGTGCTATATGAAATCATCGTAAATTAATCCATAATCCAATTTGTGCAAATGCATACCCAATCCAAATCATTGCGTTAGGTACACTGCCTTTTGTAAATTGCATAACACCGACAGTCAAATAACCAAAGCCAGTTGTAGCAACAATAATCTTTTCAATCATACATGCCTTAAAAGTTGTCGTTAAATTTTATAGGCTTACGTGAAAGCCCTGTAATAAGTTTATAGTTGTCCCATGCTTTTTGTTGTGCAGGAGTCATTTCGTCTGCAGGTACTGCACAGTCTAACCAGTAGTAGGGCATACGAGCAGGATGAGCGCCGAACTGTCGCGGCTGATGTAATTTGCCGCCATCGTATAGTCGTATTGCAACATTGCGATAGGTAGCACTTGCTTCTTCATCAGTGCTGTTAGGTTCTGCATCTGCCCATTCAGGATTGCTTAGTCCACCATAACGATAGCCATTCCAAATGCCATCCCAATGTTTATCATTGTGCGGATCAAAATCTGTTCGTGCTATAATGCACAAAACGTCTTCGTACAGCACTCGTGCCTCTACAATATCTCGCATACAGCGACTTAGGCTTAATCCTACTTTCATTTCTATATCCTATTTTTTACAATATGTGTATAATAACACGTTTTAATATATAGAGCAAGAGTTTTTATTATTTTTTGGAAAAATGTAACTTTTCTGTTGCCAGGTAAGTTACCAACCCCTACGTGCTTAAATTAAGCCGCTAGTGCCATTGCTGGCTGATGATTTGCGTTTGCAATTATCAATTTTGTTCGCGGTAACGGCGCTTACATCCCGGTAACTCCACTTTCTCTCTTACGTCAATCTATCCTATTTCGACCCCATCATAAACACACTGCTTTCTACCTCTACAGTGTACACTGATTACGCTGGTATAACGCACCACAGTGTGTTTATGGTGGAGTCGCCCGGTACCGCCCCGGGGTCTTGTCCGTCGTTGCTAAAGTTTCAACATTACAATACTATTTATAACACGTTTAATTAAACATGTCAAGTTCTTTTTGTGCTTTAGACTTTTCTTTTTCTTCTTCTGGGCGAATAGGTTCCAACCATGTGTCGGCAATGTATGCCTTAGGGCTTGGTCCAAACCCACTAGATAGATCATTTGCTTCAATCCACCAATAGTGGTCTGTAACAGGTGCTTGACATGGCAATCCTCTAAACTGCCATTGTTCATTTACTTCGAACTTGCCGATATACTCAACCACTTTTACAATTCGACCAATGTTTTCTGGTCGTACTGAAAAAATAATGTGAGCTATATCTCCTTGATTACACTTCATTAGTATCTGCCTTTAGTACTGGAATTGCTTTTTGATTTGCTAATGCAAACAATGTGGATCGATGGCTGTCATTGATATCTACATAGATATCGCAACGACAATACATGTCATTAGGTAGTGTCGCACTGTTTGAATGAATATATACTAAATTAAATCCTTCTTGGTTGCACTGTTTAAAAAGCTCGTCACCGAGTTGTCGTTGCACCCAAATATGTTCCATCTTTGTGCCAGCGTGTGTCCATTTGAACTCGCATTGGTCTAGATAGTATCTCATTTAGGACTATTAATTAGCTGAATGTTTGTGGCTACTTCTTTGCCGTTGTGATCAATAATATCGTATGAAACTATCATACCTTCTACGACTTTTTTAATTCCGTTCTTACGAAATTCTGAGACATGAACAAACAGGTCAGCTTGGTCGTTATCTCTGCTGATAAATCCATATCCTTTAACATGGTTATAAAAGTTAACCTTACCCTGATTTGTCATAATATTATCGCCCCGTTTTAAGTAGTAAGGCGCACTAAGGCGCCTTACTTAACTGCAATTATTTATTATAATGCGTTCTTTTTCTCTTGGATTTCAGCACGGCGTGCTTTTGTCAATTTGCCAATTTCGCCAAGTGCTTTTCTTGCTCTAGCGGCAGCGGCTTTTACTGGCTTTTCTCCTTCGAAAGAGTCAGCTTCTTTTAAATAATTTTCGTATGCTTCTACGATTTGCTCGTGTAATGATGACATATAAACCTCCTTTATATTTGTTTTATGCCGGTTGTTGATTCAATGTACTGTTTAGCCATACCAGAGTCAGTCTTAGCAATAAAAACGATTGTTGCTAGGTTGACTTCAAGTGTAGTATCCGGGCTAACAGTAAATGTAAATGGAACCATTCCAATTCCATTTTGACTTGCTGTCAAAGCCATCGGTTTCTTAACTTTCATTGAATCTTTTTCTTTTTTCTCAAGGCGGGCAATAACTTCTTCGCCAGCCACTGTTTTGAAGGTGATAGTATCACCTTCTTTATAAGGTATATCAATTAACATAGTTTTTCCTATAGTGTGTGTCCAGTACCAGTATAGCCTGTACTTTCGATGTAATCAACTAATTGATCAAAGCCACCAATTTTATCTCCGTTGATAATAATTTGTGGGAATGTTCTAGCACCAGGAAAAGTTTCGAAGACTTGCTCTCTTGTAAAGTCTTTACCTAGTTCTTTATATGCATAGTTGTACTTACGAGTTTCACAAAGTTGTTTTGCACTTACACAACTTGGACAACCTGGTTTACCCCAAATTTCAATCATTGGCATAAATCCTCATATCGTGTATGATGTGCTCTATGCAATACACCATTTGGGACCTGTTGTTTAAAAGAGAACAACGATTTAATAAATTTAATCATAGACTAAATCCTTTCAGGACGTCATCGTCAACGTCTTGTTTAATGCCACCGATAATATAAGATTCAACTTCTGTCTCTTGCGGTGCTACTTGTAGTCCTGAGCTAGACAGCCAATGTTGTGTCCACGGTAGCGGGTTAGTATTTACTGGGCGATCATAAATGGTTTTATAACCTAGTGCCTTCAAACGCTTATTAGCAATGAATTCTACGTAGTGATGTAGCAGTTCTTCATTTAGTCCAATAATAGCGCCATCCTTGAACAAGTAATTAGCCCAAGCCTTTTCTTCGTTGACACAGGTGCGCCACATTTCATAAATCTCATCTTCACATTCTTTAGCAACTTCTGCCATCATTGGATCATCGTTACCTTTAATCCAGTGTTTCAAAACTTGTGTTGAAAGATTAAGATGAGTTGCTTCGTCTCTAGCAATAAGTGAAATAATCTTTGCAGATCCTTCCATTACTTTCGATTCGGCAAATGCAAACGTACAAGCAAAACTTACATAGAAACGCAAGCCTTCAAGAATGTTTACATTCATCATTGCTAAGAACATTTTTTTCTTAACATCTCGCAGACTGCCTTCTCCTCTATGGAACCAAGCATCTGCCGCTTCTGTAAATGCATCGTAGTTTTTAGTAACTGCTGTTGCACGTTTTAGAATTTCTTCATCGTCTAGGATAGTATCAAATACTTCACTCGGATCTGCATACACATTCTTCATGATGTGTGTATACGAACGTGAGTGAATTGTTTCAAAGAAGTCCCAAGTAACAATACATCCTTCTAGTTCAGGTAATGATACATATGGTAGGAATGCCAAACTTGGGCCGCGACCTTGTACACTATCAAGAAGTGTTTGATATTTTAGATTACTTGTAAAGATGTGCTTTTGTTCTGGTCGAAAGTTTTGGTAGTCAGCACGATCTTTTTGTAGACTTACTTCTTCTGCTCGCCAAAAATACCCTAGCATAGTTTGATTTAGTTTGTCAAACTCTGGAAACCTAAACGTATCATAACGCTGTGTGTTCTGATCTTCTCCGAAGAACATATGTTGTTTTGTAAAATCAACCTTTTCTTGATTGAATACTGTCTTAGCCATCTTTTTTACTTCCTTATATAACTTTATATCTTATCACTATACTATCTTTGTATTAATAAGTCAACCACTAAATTGCACAACTATCGCACATTTCATCTTCGTTGCCTACATCCATTGTAGTAGGTGCTAGTGCTACTTGCGGCTTATCGTCAAATTCTGAATCACCATCTGTTTTATAATCATAAGTGTTCTGATAGTAACTAGTTTTCCATCCATACTTATATGTATTAAGCAAATCTTTAAGCATAATACTCATAGGCACTTCATTATCAGGGAAGTGTGTTGGATTGTAACTCCAGTTACCGCTAATTGCCTGATCAAAGAACTTTTGCATCACCGCAACAATGTTGATGTAACCTTCGTTGCTAGGCATGTCCCACAGCAAGGTGTAGTACTGCTTAAGACTTTGATATTGTGGAACAATCTGCTTAAGAGGCCCTTTCTTGGACTTCTTAACGGACAGGTAGCCTCTAGGTGGTTCAATTCCGTTTGTTGCGTTCGACACAACGGAACTGCTCTCCGATGGCATTTGTGCGGACAAAGTTGAGTGCCTGAGGCCGTGTTCTTTAATATCAGATCTGAGAGTATCCCAATCATAATGTAACTTTTCTCCGTGAAGCTCGTCTACTTCCTTTTTGTATGTATCGATAGGAAGGATGCCGTCGCTGTATTTAGTACGGTTAAAGTACTCGCATGCACCACGCTCTTGTGCAAGTTTATTTGATGCTTTGAGCAAATAGTATTGGAATGCTTCTGTTAATCTATGTACAAGGTTAGATGCTTCTTTATCAGCGTATTGTACTTGATTCTTTGCAAGATAATGTGCAAGACCAATGTAACCTACGCCCAGTGAACGACGAGCTTTAGTTGAAATCTCAGCTGCCTTGATTGGGTAACGCTGATAGTCAATAATTTCTTCTAGTGCTCTTACTGCTAGTTCGCATAGTTCTTCTAGATCATCTAGATCTTTAATTACACCTACGTTAATAGCACTTAGAATACACAATGCAATTTCTCCGTCTGGATCGTCAATGTGTTGTAAAGGCTTAGTAGGTAGCGTAATCTCTTGACACAAGTTACTCATGTATACAGTGTCTTTGAACGAACTGTGCGTATTAGCATGATCAACATTCATAATATAAATGCGTCCTGTTTCAGCACGTTCTTTAATCAATGCACTAAACAAGTCCATGGCTTTAATAGTTTGCTTCTTGATACTTGTAGCACGTTCATACTTTTCGTATAGACGTTTAAACTCGTCTTGATCGCTAAAGAATGCTTCGTACAATCCCGGAACATCATGTGGCGAGAAAAGAGTAATATTTCCCTGAGTCAACAACCTTTCATACATCAACTTGTTAAGCTGAATGCTGTAGTCTAACTTACGTACACGGTTGTCTTCAGTGCCTTTGTTGTTCTTTAGCACAAGGATGTCTTCGATCTCTTGATGCCAGAACGGGAAGTGTGTAGTAGCTGATCCACCACGTACACCATTCTGTGTACAGCAACGAACAGTTGCTTCGAACTTCTTGAGGAACGGAATCACTCCTGTGTGTGCTACCTCGCCTCCTCTAATCTTAGCGTTTACTCCGCGGATTCGTCCTGCGTTGATGCCGATGCCCGCCCTTTGCGCTGTATAGCGTCCAATAGACATATCGCTGGCAAAGATGCTATCAAGAGTGTCGTCACTGTCAACAAGGACGCAACTTGCAAACTGACGCACAGGGGTTCTGACCCCTGCCATAACGGGCGTTGGGATATTGACTTTAAATAATGAGGTCGCATCGTAGTATCTCCTTACATAATGCATTCTATCTTCTTTAGGATAGTTAGCAAACAGTGTTGCCGCAATCAACATATACATATGTTGCGGTGTTTCAAACAATTCACCTGTTGATCTATCCTGTACAAGATACTTGTCTACTACTTGACGCAAGCCTGCATAGGTAAAGTTCTCATCGCGCTTATGTTTAATGTAACTATCTAATGATTCAAATTCTTCTTCTGTATACTGATCGAGGATTGCAGAATCGTATACTTTTCTTTCAACATTTTTCTTGATCATTTCAAGTAATGTTGCTTTTTCAAATCCACCATAGACTTCTTTGTACACTCCGTATAGCAACAAACGTGCCGCGGCAAATTGATAGTTAGGTGATTCTAAACTAATAAGATCATTAGCTGAACGTACTAGTAAGTCTTGGATCTGTGTTGTTGTCATATCATCAGAAAATTGAATACCTGCGTTCATTTGTATCTGACTACTACTGACACCAGCTAAACCTTCACATGCAAAATTAACTACTTTATGGATTTTTTGGATATCTAGGCGTACCCTCTCGCCATCACGTTTTACAATATTAAGATCTGCTTTCATTTTTTACTTCTTCCTCTATGTTAAAAAATATTTAGTTTAATGGTGGCATCACATAAATCTTTTGTGACACGACAGTTTTTGGGAGTTGATTGACATCTATGACTTCATTTTTATATCCTAGGACAATACTCCCGTCTAAGAACACAAGGAACATACTTTCATCTTCTTTTATGTCCGTACTGATATGTATCTCTACTTTTGACTGGCTAAACCTGTCAGTTAACTGTAACGTATACGCACATAATTGTGCAATTTCATACTCAGTAAATGATGAATGTTCTAACAAGTGCCAAGGTTGTATTTTTGACTTAGGATCAAAAGGAGATGACTTTCTGCTAGAAACAGGAAGAGTCTTAATAAAGCTCATTAATTCTTGTAAAGGTGTAGGATGTACTTCTAGAGTATCTCTTAGATCTCGCCAGACTTTTACCTTGTCTTCAAATTTTAATTCTAACATTAACCTCGAACTTTGATTTTGTAGTTAAATACGCCTTGATCATTCGCAGTTAAGTTTAACATAGAAACTACGATTGTGTCAACCCCTAAATTTCCATCTGTGTTAAGTAATTGTGCTAGGAACTTTACACTATTTTCATAGTTGCTGTCCCCTTGATAATTAAATTCATCGACAAAATCTAAGTTGCCAGTTGTAGCATCTAAGATGAACTGCATCGTTCCGCTTCGAACTGCGTTTACTATATTACTTTTATAGGTGTATTCAACTTCATAAGTTCTGGTATAGTCTCCCGGAAGTCTAAAGAAGTATGTGTAAGAACTTGATTCATTAAGTTCTAGTGAATGGAAACCACCTAGTGTTGCATTAACACTACCTTTGATTTCAGATATATATGGGTAAGTTGTAATGTAAGTTTGATTATAGCCTAGTTCTGAAGTGCGTTTAAAATAATCTTCAACGCTTGAATTACCTGGAGCACTGAAGTCAATTACACTGTACTGTGCATTGCCTTCATTACCACCTACGTTGCCGATACTTTCGTAATTGTTATGCGAACTTAGATTGTTCGCGCCGTTCTTTACAATAAATGCTTCGGCATCGATGTTACTAAAATCACATTGTGAAACTTTATTTTTACTTGGTCCGGTTGTTTGTCCTGGGCTACCTATGATTGAGTTTTTGCCAAACAAAATACCATTACCTAAATTTTCAAAGTAACAGCAATGCCAATGGTTATTATAGATATCGTCATCACTAACAATACCAACACTTAAACCATCGAACATAATGTGGTCGAACTTGTTCTTTTGTGTTCCAACTACTTCACTTAGCGAACCTAATTTAATTCCTGCATTAGTGTCAATAATAGCAGTGCCAGTTGTCCAAGCCCCCTTTAACTGTAGTTCTGCAAAATTACTCATTTTGCAACTTTGTAAAACCATAACAGGGCTTGTAGTTGATGTTGTTGTTATTGTCATTCCTGACATTGTAATATTTGTTGCTTGATTGTTTAGTGTACTTGAACTATCATCTGCATAGTTTCCAGGACTACTTGAATCGTTTACAGTTTGAAATGCAGGACCATTACCTGTCATATTGAATACTGTCTTGCCTTTACCGTCGCCGATTAGTGTAGCATAACTTGGAACATAGATAGTATTACTAATTTTATATGTGCCAGCTGGAATAATTAGTTGTACTCTACTTTGTGTAGTCCCTTTGGTTGAAGAATTAATATAAAGTTGATCAATAGCTCGTTGAATAATTACTGTTTGATCTGTGTTATCGCCTTCTGCACCAAAAGAACGAATGTTAACAGTTTCGTCAAGTTTTTGTTGAAGTGTTCTTCTAATAGGACTATTAGCACTTGCACCTGTTTGTACAGTATTCCCGTTGAGATATGTATAAGTGTTCGCAAGTGTGAAAAGATCATCATGCTCAGTAATAACTTTTGTATTACCTACAGCTGGTGCGCCTTCTGCTACACTACCATTACCAATATATAATTCTCTTGAGTCTACAGCCCAGCCAAATTCTCCGCCAGCAAGTTGAGGAATACCAGAACCTTGATTCTTTTGTCCTCTTCGAATTTGTATGCGACTGATTTGTACCACGGCCATGCTGTAATCTCCTAAATTATTATTAGTATTTATGCTTCCTGTTCGTAATATTGATAAACTCTGTTATACCATTCAGTACGCCACTCATCATATTCATGCGGCCACAGATCAAACTGCTGGTATGTTTCGCCGCCTAACGCCATAGGATCATCGCCGCGACTGCACATAAACACATGCCCTTCGCGTATATTAGTACCGTAGATTTCGTTGTGCGCTTCTGCGTATGCAACCATTTGCAAGTAATAGTCTACTACCCACTCTGGCTTCTTGGGACGATTCGTCTGCTTAAAATCCATAATTGCAGGATTGCCTTTGTACTGTCCTACAAGGTCAGTAGTACCTGCATACATCTGTGGCATGTAAAGATTAATTTCACTACCCCAAATTTCATCAACATCTACCATAGCTTGATCGCGTATAACTTCAGCCATCCTATGTGCTTTGATAGCAAAAGGATTGCTACCCGGAGTGGGCCATTCACCAAACTCAATATAGTCTTCAAGATACTTGTGCATACGTGTACCAACACCTGCGGCTTCAGTTACAATCTCTTGTGCTTTCTTTTCACCTACACGCTTTTTCCATGCGATTAGATGAGTCTTATCTTTCGTTTTATCTAGGATAGTTGTAACACTTGCTACTGCATTTCCATCAGGACATGCATATAAACGCTTGCCATCTACTTGCTGTCGCTTAATTTCTTGGTAGTCATACTTCTCTATAATTAAACTCATTAGTTCTCCGTTTTAATATTACTGGATGTCAAAGTCCCAAACAAGACATCTTCTATTTTCTTCTGTTGGATAGGCTCCGTGCCATACTCGATCATCCATTACTACTACGCGGCCTGGTTCTGGGTGAAACTTGTGTTCGTATGTATAACCGTTAGGATTTTGCAATAGGGTGTACATACATCCGTTGAATATATTAGTTTTAGTAGGTTTAATACGATCAAAAAGCATTACGCTTGATGCAAATCGTTTGTTTGATTGTGCTATCCTGTCAGTTGAATGGAAGTGTCCAGCTTGCCAACCTCCAGGAAAATAATTTATTGTCCACGCTTTGTGTTTCTGATCAACTTCGCGTTCAGAAATTTGGGTCACAGGTAGTTCAACAGTTTTGAAAATACTTAATAACCATTCTTTATAACGCTCGCGATGCTTTGACCATTGTTCATACTCTAACGGTTGTTGCATACCGTTTACTGTGCATGAACCTTTAGATATGTCAGCTGATCTAAAATCAAATAGTTCTTCTAAATCTGCGTAGTCAGGGTAAATTGAACTTACCACCCAATGCTGATTAGGTACAACATATAGATCTACACCATTAACTGTCTTCAGTAGGCTCATCTTTAACCTCCTGAATTGGTATAGTATTAGGATTGATATCCCAATGTGCATAACCAAAGTCGTCACTGTAGTATGGGTTTACATCACTATACCCATCCTGTGCTTCAACTGTAAGTACTTCAGGTACATAATGTTTGATCATGTTTTCAACACCCATCTTGAGTGTCATTGTGCTACCTGCACAACCAGAACATGCTCCGCCAAGCTCAAGCAATAGATGTCCATTGTTATAAGACAAGAATTCAATATTGCCTCCATGAGAGGCAACAGATGGTTTTACATTATCTTCGATTAATTCTTTAATTTGTGTGATGATTGCTTCATCAGTTCGTGTATTACTCATGCAATCTCCTATTCTTAGTTAACAGTATATAC